TGCTTAGGCTTGAAGAGCCTGATGCCGATGTTACTGGTGCAGCGGTTGTGTGTAGTGCAGACACGATTGTTGCGTTTGTTGTTACTACAGAAACGACTGTTCCTGTGTCAACTGTTGCGACGAACTTAAGTGCGTCAGCAGCGTCAACTGTGTTGTCTGCTGGTACTGGCAATGATGCAGGTGTTGCGATTGCTGAGGCGGTTGTATTAGCCGTTCCAGCAAGATCGACAGCGACTGTCATTACAGCAGCACTTGCAGGTGTTGCTACGATTGTGCCCAAAGTCATGGCTGCAACCATGGCTAGTGCGATTTTCTTGAATGAATTCATTCGGTATTTCTCCTTATTTATAGTAGATTGAATCTATCCAGATAATCTTTTACATCATCTGGCATAGGTTTATAGTGTATCACATTGTCCTGACCTGTGTCAACTTGCTTAGGTCGATCACTAATAGTATGAACTTCTACGACCATATTCTGATCTTTTGGGGTATGTGATATTGCCCCAAATATTGCTCCACACACAGCATCAGCCAAGTCCTTTGACTTCTTTCGTGGGTGGTCAACTCTATTATTTTTCATAATTTTTAACTGTGTTAGTTCATCGAACAAAAGTTCGATTGCTGGCATAGCAAGTCTTTCTTCGTATACAAGCATAGCCATATCTTCGTAGTGTTTTTTGGCAACAGAAACAGTATCAGTTCTCATTCCTACTTGTTTTAACTCATTTTGAATATCAAAGGACTGCCAACGGTCAAATGAAACCATACCAATATTAAATCCAAGCCTACGAAGGTTTTGAATCCACATCTTTACTTCGGATAAATTAACTGGCCCCTCAATCTTTGGCTCCCACCACGCTACTGCATCGACCACTACCATTGGTGCTACTTGCTCGTAATTATTAATTACCTGAATATTTACCCACTTCTCAACATGTGCAATTGCTACTGCACACTTGTCGTGCTTTTGTGCAAGGTCAGCATGAACATAATAAACCTTGTCTGGATCTGGCTTAAAGGATTCATCAAACCTTCTAAAGTTATCTACTGGATTTCTTAATGTCATACAGGCTCTTACTTTTTCAGACTGCTTAAAAAATGCATCTGATGCAAAAGTTGGAACACAAGCAAATCTTTGCATTGCGTCTCCTAGGTCTGTCAAGAATGCAATCTTAAAATCATCAATCTTTCTAGTAGGGTTTACTTCCCATGTTGGCTTCTTTAATGCGAACACTCCTGGGTATTTGTATGAAAGTATTTGATCTTCATCCCAAGAAATATCAAAGTAGTTATCTGGATCATCTTCTGGCAAAATTGGATTAATAATAAATCTATGAGTCTTTTCAATTGATTCTTTTTCTGCAATCACTGCATCGTATCTTTCTGAAATAAAGTCTCCTGGATATCTTGGGAATGAAAGCAAAACAACCTTTCCTAAGTCAGGGAAGCGAGAGTCTACTGAAGCACGGAATGCTCTATAGATATTATCTGCAGTCTTACCTTGATCATTTCCTGTTCCAATCTCCGAAGCAAAACCAGAAATCTCATCAAGAACTGCAAGTAACAAGTTTAAACCTTCGTGTGATTCTCTTTCTGAGTGTCCAGAATAAACTGTAATAGACTTATCAAACTCAACGGAGTCTGCCTTAGCATTGTACTTTCCAACAAACCATGGAGACTTTTCAATCTTGGTTTTAAAACCTTTAAAAAAAACATTCTTTGCTTGCTGGGCGTTAATAGCAACGTTGATTAGGTCAATAGCATCTCCAGAGGGCTTACCAAAATATTTTGCTGGGTCTTTTAGGCATAGAAGTTTGTATACGATGTATGAGCATGCTACGGTTGATGTAAAGTCTTTTCCAGATCCCTTGCCAAGTTGCAAAATGATTTCATTTTTTGTGTACTTATCGTAGTATTTTGATCCTTTTTCTTCACCTAAAAGATTTATTAAATCTTCTTTACGGTAGATTTGGCTCATGGCCTCTACAATATCGTACTGAATATCTGATAGAGGAGGTTGGCCAAGGTAAGCCTCGCCCTCTACAAAGGTTCTTGCGTCTACTGGAATCTCTTGAAAATGATCATCTTGTAGTGCTTCTAAAAAATCATTGAACATCGTGGACAACTGTAATCACCTCGTTGTCTTTTGCAAATGAGGAAAGCCTACGCATAATCTCATCACGAATCTGGGGATACTCAGAAGCAATATCCTTTAGTATAGAAACAAGAACTTCTTGACGGCGTTCGATTTCAATCATCTCTTCTGCAAGTTCTTTGTTCTCAAGAAGGCCAGCCTTCTGCAGCATATCAATACGCTTAGACTCAATATCCATTACAAGTTTAATGGCTGCAGTCTTTGCACTAAGATTATTTGTCATTGATGCTTCATCAATAACTTCATATGTTCTAGAAACTAACTTGCTATAGTGAGTGTCTGCTGCAGCAAGTGCTTCTTTGGCACGAGCACGGATAGCATCATTAGCAGATGCCATAACTTTCCACTCATTGATAAGTGTCACAACTTTTGTTCTTGGTATGTCTAGTTGTTTTGAAATTACTGTAGGGTCATTGCCTTTTAAGTATTCTTCTACTACCTGATTTACTTGATCAAGATGCTTAACTAGATCATCTTCAGTTGACATATTTGCCCTCTAACCTATTAATTTCATCCTTGATATAAAAGATTGCCTTTTCTAAATCTTGTATAGTCTTTGCTTCATCTTTAAGTCCTGCTCTCCAAAGATACTTAAATGCATTGCCAATATTGAAATTACGATGGCGAGTAATTTCTATGCATTCAATACCAGAAGGGTCAGAGGTGTAATGTAAAGGATTGTTTACTTGGTCAACTGTAATGTTTAAACTTTCACTCATCGTCATCCTCCATTTCAAAAGTATCTGGCATTCCCTTTAGTGTTAGTGTTGCGTAGGAAATACCAACCGCTGCTACCAACGACACTACAAACAAAACATACTTAATCTTTTTCATCGTTTTGACTTCCTTAATCCAAATTTTGCAAGGTATACGTATATAGTCTCAACACTAGATCCGCACTCCTTTGCAATTTCTTCTGGGGTCTTTTTATCCACAAGATATCTCTTACGCATATAGACTTCACTTGTATATAGTTTAGCAGCCATGGTATTATTTGTCAACTCCTATTGCCTTGCTCCAGTTTGATAATGCCCAGTGACCAATTCCACAAGCATCTGCAACATCGTTGTCTGTGATAGTTCTATCATAAATAGTATTGATATATCTTATGGTTCTTTGTTTTCTTAACTCTCGTTCGTAAGACTTGAGCCATGACTCTGACTTACCTGGATTTTGTGATTTAATAAATAGTTTTTCATCCTTGGATATTTTCTTGTTTCCAATAAAGTTTTGCCATGTGATTGGAGCAACCTTACCAATGACTTTTGTTCCAGATTGCCCTGATGCACCAAGAATAGCCCCTTGAACTAATGCCAAATCTGCTGCTGTCTTAGGACTGTTCATAAACACTGTATGCTCAATTACAATTGCCTCAAACCCACCGTACATGTCAAGAAAAGCCTTTACTTTTTGTCCAGCATCCATAACCTTCTCATATGTATCATTGCCCTTAAAGGTAATCTTTCCTACTGACTCTAAAGTTTTTTGTCTGGTATCAAAAATAGCAAAGGCAAGGCTATTAGTGCTTGCATCAATAGCACAAATAGTTTTCGGAAGTTTAGTTCCTATTGCCTCTGCTAGTTTCATTTTAAATTATCCTTAATTTCTTTTAATGCTTTTGCTACATCTGAAGGATTTATATTGCACTTAACACAAAGATTTTCATCATTATATATTGATAAAGGTTCTTTGCACGATTTGCAATTTCTGTCTTTGCCTTTTCTTTTTTGTCTTCTAGAAATTATATACCTTGCAGCAATTTTTTCTTTTGTTGACATGTCTCTACACTCTGACGAACAATATATTTGATATGTTATATCTGTATTAAATTGTTTATCACACCATTGACAATGCTTCATCTATCGGCTCCAAGGACTTTAGTTTTAAGTCTCCCTTACCAGCCTCTGCACATGCCTTTTTAATTGGACACGATTTGCAAATTTTTGAATTTGAGCGATAGTTCTTTTCAGGAAGGGTTCTGTCGACCCAAGCCTTACGAACTGATCTCATCCATTCAAACGTCTGGTCTACCCACCGACGATAATAATCATTTACTTCTACTGGAAGAATAAGCAACTCGTGATTGTTTTTATTTTCATAAATAAGAACAGCCTTTGCCTTCTTAAGAATCTTCATATAGATAAGCAACTGAACAAGGTGCCCAGTCTTAGGCTTCATGTGAGCCTTGCGATATTCAAAACCTTCATTCATCATTGTTTTAATTTCGCCAAGGAGTTCTTCTCCCTGCCAATTAACCATAACATCTCCGTAACCAAAGATTGGTGGATCAGAATATGTTATCTTGAACTCTTCGTCTACAAGAAAATCTGGAACATTTTTCATTGCTTCCTGAATTCTTTCGTGAGACTTTGTTCCTGCAGTCATGTTCGCTGCACTGTATGGTGTTGCATCATCCTCAAACATCTGACCATCAAATGCAAGATACCAATATCTTGGACACTCTCCATGCCCATAGGCAATTGTGGATGGGGCAAATGTTTTCTTTTGTGTTTGCTTATCAATTCGGTTTACAATATATCCAGACTGAATCTTTTCAGTCAGCCCAGCAACATCTATTGAGTGTACTGGTGGCTTTTCCTGTTTAACCATAATCTGCTGTAATAAACTTTTTGTCATTTTTTTACTCGTTTCTATTAGTATAAGTATAGCAGATTAGCGTGTAATATATTTGAGTGCAGACACTAAATTATTAAGCGACTCTGCTGCCGTATAATAAAGATTCTTCTTTCCACGATCTGACTTGTCAACATTAGCCATCCATGTAGCCTTAAATGCCATCTTTGCTGCTATTGCTTGAAGCCTTACTATTTCTACGTGTGCAACATTTAAAGGAATGTCTGGCTTAATGATTAACTTGGCTATCATTGTGAGCGCAACAGTCAACTCTTCGTCTTGCATATAGTCTGCAATCTCTGATAGACCATTTACCATATCTATTGTTGTGCTTTGCTGTTCCATTTTTATCCCATCGATTTCATGTCAATACCGTCACGAAGTCCATCTTCGTTCCATAGATTAAAAGCAGCCATCATGTCTGGACGTGACTGAAGTTTATCTAAATACTCTTTGCGTTTAAGTGGACTTTTTTCTGGATCTATTGGATTATCTTCACCAGTAAATCTATAATTTGTGGTCGGACAGTAGTCCATACTAATAATCTCACAGAACTCACCCTCTTTAAATTTTCTTTTAGGTCTCCAGTGAATTTGGTTTACAGCACTAAACACAATAGTTTGACCAGCAGTGAGTGTATATTTTTCAAACTTAGAAGAATCTTCTGGTGTACTAATGTATAGGTCCCAATCAATATTTGTATCAAGGCAGTAGTTTATTGTTATAAGATTTTCGTCTGCATCAAGGTGAGGAGGTAGTGCTGGACTGTTGTCTCCATATCCATACTTAATGTTATAGTCAATATAGTTATAATGGCATAGCGCTATATCTCCATCATACATTGGCTTAGCGATACTATCTAAAACCTTTTCACAGTCTTCTGGCATGTCAAACTCAATCAATGTTCTTGACATGTTCTTTGCAATCTTTGGCTGGTATCTACTTCTAAACTCTGAAGTTCTTATGTATCCATCTTCAATTCTGTCGCCAATAATAAATGGCTCTAGTTTTCTGTTTTCTTCTAAAAGTGATTTAATTCTTGAAACTTGGTCTAAGTCAAACAAATTATCTACATAGAATGGCAGTCTTTTTGAATACTTATCCATTGGTGTTAGGTAGTTATGCATTTCTGCCATATTAATTTCTCCCCTGATCGTACATCTTTCTAAATGTTCCCTCTTTTATATGCATTGTTTCATTTACAGATGGATCCTTTTTTGCCCCACCTTTTTTTCTTAGGTGAAAAAAAACCATGTCTATTCTTTCGCCATCTTCAAAGTTTTTCTTTAGTCTCCAATGAATCTGATGTGTTCCAGAAAATGTCAAAGCCTGATTGTTTTTTAATTCAAAGACATTTCCCTCAACTACTAATGGCCAGGTTGTATTACCACCTATTTGATAGTCAAATGTAAATCTTGGCTCTGGAAAAGTATCATCAAAATGTGGGAATAGGTTTGGATTTCTTGTCTTTCCATTCTCATCTGTTGTTTTTTCATATTTTGAAAACTGATACTCAGATATTTCTAGTCCTGATTCACCAGACAATTCTTCACACTTACTAATTATTTTTTTAGATATCTCTTCTGGTAAAGGAAAGTTTGATATCTTTTGATTAAAGAGTTCCATGAGATACCCTTCATTAGATTTTTCAACTAATGAGTAGATCATTCTGATCTCATCTTCAGTTAAAACTGAATCAACAATTGTATTTACTTCATCATACTTCATTTTTATCCTCCTGTACAAAATTATTGGCAAAACTTAAAGCACTTTGATACTTGACTGGATCTTCAGTCTTTGTTAATCCTGGAGTAAAGAACTCAAAGAATATAAGTCTAACAAAATTTCCCTCACTCCATTTAATGCTTGGTCTCCAATGGTAATGTGTGGTCGGATACATAGCCAAAATAGAATTATCAGAAAGAACGTATGTAGATTCTTCAACGCCAAAGGGCCAGGATATATTTGAGGCAAGTTGATAGTCTAATATAAAACCGCAAGATCCATTATCCTTATGTACATTTAGAGATGGTGTTCCATATTTTGGATTATACTCAACGTATGTTATGCCACTAATGTTTTGAGGATGTGATGTTTCTAATTGATACATTTCTTTTGCAAGATTTAAAACTTTTTCAATAACTGAGTCTGGCATGGGGAGGTTGTTTATTTCTATTCTTCCAAGAAAGTCTCTTTTAATCCTAACAAGATTTTCTGTATGCGTATTTCCCATGATTGCATCTGACCACTCAACATGCTCTCTATTTTTAAGTTCATTTGAGATGCTTGTTTCTATATCATTAATTTCTTCTAGGGTAAATACATTTTCTTTATAACTATTATTTGCCATATTCTTATTATACACCATCTACCAGATCTTCAAGAATTGACATCTCAATTATAGCAAGTCTTACTTTTGAATTGCCTTCACCCATGATGACCACAATGGCTGGGTCTTTTCCATTCTTCATCGCATCAGTAGTAGCCTTTGCCCAAACCTCTTTATTTAGTGTAAAAGACTTTCCAACTTCTTTAAAGTCTACAACAAAGTTTTTCCAGGAAGCATCTCCCTTTTGAGTATTACGACCAGAGTTTTTGTGCTGCTTAGCACCAATGCGCTTTGACTCACTCTTCTCCGTCATCAAAATCTTTCTTCTTTCTTTTTCCCAAATATACAGTGGTTAGGTGCTTATCTTTACACATCCAAGTTAATGTTTTTGTTTCAGCATAACATCTTAATGTTGGAACTATAGTTTTGCATGTATGACAAACCCACTGACCATGATACACAGTATAACTAGGCATTTAGTTTGGCCTTGATTGATTCTTGCAAGTCAAGATCCTCTCTTACACGATTAACAAATGCTTCTTTACCCTGTACCTTTGATCCGTCAGGAAGGATGTACCATGCACCAGTGCGCTCTACAATACCATTTAGTTCTGCGGTAGTAACCAAATCACCAATGGTATCAAGACCAATATCGTCACCTCTAAAATAAAAATCGTACTCACCAGACTGGAACCCTGGAGAGGTTTTGGAGAACTGGAGTTCCCACTTAATAGTTCTACCAATTTTTTCTTCAATTAATTTATCTCCTACCTTGATTTTGCCCTTAATCGCTTGATTGTCTGACTCTGAAGAAAAGAGTTTAATAATACATGAGGAATAAAACTTAGTAGCCTGACCACCAGAAGGCTGCTGGCTAGTATACATA